CGACCCAGAAGCTGAAATGGAATTATCAGACGAAGATGGCGACATGGACTTTGACGGTGATGGTGAAGAATCAGCACACGAAGAAGAGCATGAAGAAATTGAAGATAAGTTAGTAAACGTCGAAGACGCACTAGCAGATCTTAAAGCAGAATTTGCCAAAGTAATGGGTGATTCAGAAGAAGAAGCTATGCCAGAAATGGAACCAGAAATGGAACCAGAAATGGAAGAAGCAGTATCTCCAGTAATTGAAGAAACTGATGCTGAAACTGATGAAGACTCAGAAGAAATCGAAGAAGGTGCAGAACTAAAAGCAGCTCCAGTAAGTATGCCAGCAGGCGATGACGGTAAAGCGTCACCAGTTGCAGGTAAGAACGACATGGGCGGCGAAACAGTAGACATGTCTAAGAAATCTTCAGAAGGCGCTAAAAAAGGCTTAACAGGCGATGCTAAAGATATGAACGTTGATGGTCCACAAGACATAGACGATCTTAAAGCAAACCCAGCAGGCCACGGTGCTGAGAAAAAAGGCAAGGCTAACTAATTATGCTTACACTAAAAGAGAACCTAAGTTACGATCAAGCAAAAATCATTACTGAGTCAGATCAGGAAGGTAAGAACTTGTTTATGCAAGGTATCTTTGTACAAGGTGACAAGCGTAATCAAAATAGTAGAGTTTATCCAGTTACAGAAATTTCAAAAGCCGTTAAGGCAATACAAGAAAAAATTGAAACTGGTTATTCAGTATTAGGCGAAGCAGATCATCCAGATGATTTGCAAGTCAATTTGGACCGTGTATCTCACATGATTGAAAAAATGTGGATGGACGGCCAAGACGGTTATGGTCGTTTAAAACTGTTACCAACTCCAATGGGAAATATTTGTAAAACCCTTTTAGAAAACGGAGTAAAACTTGGCGTTTCGTCAAGAGGTAGTGGTAACGTAGCAGAAAGCGGTAATGTCAGTGATTTTGAAATACAAACTGTTGATATTGTTGCTAATCCAAGTGCCCCGGATGCATACCCAGATCCTCTATATGAGCAGATCATGAATGGACACCGTGGTAATATTTTATTGGATGTTGCAACCGCAGTAAAAGACGACACAATAGCAAATCAATACCTCCAGAAGGAAGTATTAAAGTTCATTGAAAAACTAAACATTAGGAGAAGCTAGATGGCTAATAATGCAATAGAACAACTCCTAAGTTCCGAAGTCCTTTCTGAGGAAGTGCGTTCAACACTTTCAGAAGCATGGGAAGAACGTTTAACAGAAGCTCGAGAAGAGATCACTGCTGAATTACGTGAAGAATTCGCAAACAGATACGAAACTGATAAGACATCAATGGTGGAAGCACTAGATGCCATGGTATCAGATACGATTAACACTGAATTGCAAGAATTTGCAGCGGACAAAAAAGCGGCAGTAGAAGCTCAAGTTGAGTACAAACGTAAAATCTCAGAACATGCAGAAATACTTGATAAGTTTGTTATGGAAACGCTTAACAAGGAAATTACAGAACTACGCAAAGACAGAAAGCTACAAGAAGGCAACTTTGAGAAGCTAGAAGATTTTGTGATGGAACAACTTACTTCAGAACTTAATGAATTCCATAATGACAAGAAAGACCTTATTGAACAAAAGGTAAAACTTGTTGCGGAAGGTAAAGAAATGATCAATCAAGCTAAAACTGATTTCATTGACAAAGCTTCAACTAAACTAGCTAATATTGTTGATACAACATTATCAACTGAATTAGGTACGTTGAAAGAAGATATAAAGCAAGCAAAAGAAAATATGTTTGGACGTAAACTGTTCGAAACTTTTGCAGCTGAGTTTATGAGTTCACATATAGCTGAAGGAACACATATTTCTAAACTTTCAAAAGAACTTTCAGATGTGAAGAGTCAACTTGACGAATCACAAAAAGAAATTGCAGATAGAGAGGCAAAAATTACCGAAGCAACTGATAAAGTTGCAGCAATTAACGAAAGCCGTGAGCGTGAGGCAGTTATAACTGAACTTATGTCTCCACTATCTAAAGATAAGCGTGAATTAATGAACAACTTACTTGAAAGCGTAAGCACAAGTAAACTTAAAGCTCAATTCAACAAATACTTACCAACAGTATTAAATGAATCAAGCACAGTTAAATCACAAAAACTAACAGAATCACAGAAGACTGTGATTACCGGTAACAAGGCAGCAACTGCAAATGAAACTGCAAATGAAGCCGAAATTATTAACCTTAAAAAGTTAGCAGGAATCAACTAAGGAGAATTCCAAATGACACAGAATCTATTTGAAAATTGGGGCGTAACTAAAGACGCACTAACAGATGGTTTATCAGGTAACAAAAAGGTTGTTATGGAGTCAGTTCTAGAAAACACTAAGAGCTATCTTTCAGAATCAGCCGCAGCTGGTACAACAATGGCAGGTAACGTTGCATCACTTAACAAAGTGATTCTTCCAGTTATTCGTCGTGTAATGCCAACAGTTATCGCGAACGAACTAGTAGGTGTACAACCTATGACAGGTCCAGTAGGACAAATTCACACACTAAGAGTAAGATATGGTGAAACAGCCGCAACTGCAACAGCAGGCGACGAAGCACTAAGCCCATTTGCAATTGCAAAAGGTTACTCAGGTGACGCAGCAACAGGTAAAGCGACTTCAACTTCTTCTTTAGAAGCAGAAGCAGGTCGTAAACTTTCAATCCAAGTATTGAAACAAACTGTTGAAGCTAAAACACGTAAACTATCAGCACGTTGGACTTTTGAAGCGGCACAAGATGCTAATTCAATGCACGGTCTAGACGTTGAAGCAGAAATCATGCAAGCACTTGCACAAGAAATTACTGCTGAAATCGATCAAGAAGTTTTAACTTCACTACGTACATTAGCAGGTACAGCTGCAGACACATACGACCAAGGCGCTGTTTCAGGACAAGCAACTTTCGTCGGTGACGAGCATGCTGCACTAGCGGTTCTTATTAACAGATCTGCAAACCTAATCGCTACACGTACACGTCGTGGCGCAGGTAACTACGTTGTTGTTTCACCAACAATGTTAACAGTACTACAAAGTGCGACAACTTCAGCGTTTGCAAGAACAACTGAAGGTCCATTTGAAGCTCCAACTAACACTAAATTTGTTGGTACTTTGAATAATACTATGCGTGTTTTCGTTGACCAGTACGCGGCAGATAATGCTCCAGTACTAGTTGGCTATAAAGGCGACGGTGAAATTGATGCGGCAGCATTCTATTGCCCATACATTCCATTAATGTCTTCAGGCACAGTACTTGATCCATCAACTTTCGAGCCAACAGTATCATTTATGACACGTTATGGCTATGTTGAGCTAAACAACCAAGCTTCATCTCTTGGTAATGCAGCTGACTACTTAGCGAAAATTGACGTTGCATCAGGTAACCTTAAGTTCTCATAAACCGAACTTAACAAGTAATACTAAAATAGGCCCTTTATTGGGCCTATTTTTTTGGCTTATTTTTAAAAAAGATTAATTTTTTATTAAATAAAGGTTGACCTTTGTACAAATATGTTGTATATTAAGTACATAGCAACAAAGAGTTTAGCGGCTCAATGTTTATAGTGCAAGGAAGAGGCCTTTACCAGAGGGTCGAACTTGGCAAGTTAGGGGTAGTACCCAGGCGTGGTAGTAGAAATACGCTGTGTCACATCGCAATACTAAGCGGAACTTGGCTCCCTTATTTCAGATGGTATCTGTGTTATGGGGTTGTAGGTATAACCGAATCCTACCTATTTTGCTTATTCTAAAAAGACGCTTTGGCGTCTTTTTCTTTGAGCAGCCAAAAAGGTTTGTCTTTGATAAATACATATATAATAAAAGGAAGTAGTAGGAAGAAAGTATTATGTCATCACACATTAACCCAGATTCTGGAACACTAGTAATAGAAAGCACTAACGTATTAGACGTTAATGCTGCTGATTTGAATTTAGCATCAACAACATCTGCTCTTTGCGTAAGAGGCGGAGCAGGCATATTAGACAATTTATATGTCGGCGGTACTCTTGTTGTAAACGGAAACGTTATATCATTAGGAAACGCAGGAGGATCATTAACGCTGAATGCAAACGTAAACAGTAATGTTGTACCAAATACTGATTCTGGAATACAATATGATCTAGGAACAAATAGTAGTCCTTGGGATATTGCATTTTTACAAAAAGTAGTATCAGTTAAAACATCAGCTACAAACTCTGTATCCTTATCAACATCTGGCACAGTTTATCTAAATGCATCAACTAGCACTGCACTAACATTAGCAGATGGCATTGAAGGTGAAAGAAAAATTTTAGTAGTAACTGATACTCCAAGTAGTACAATTGTTGTCACACCAGACACGTTCTTAAATGGAACAGACATATCATTTGTAACCATTGGTCAGTGTGCAGAATTTATTTTTACTGAGTCTGGTTGGGCTATTCTTTCCTTATATGGAAACCCTAGCGTAAATTAATAATTAATAAACGCTGGTTAAATAAGTAAGTATAACAAAAACGCAAGAGCGGCGAAATTGTGAGGAATAGAAGAAGTTGGCTATAAACATAAATCATCAGGCAGATAAAATTAAATCTGAATCTGATCTAATA